GTTGGAGAGATGTTCGTTGCGACGCTGGACAGCAGGACCACACCGGTCTGTCGCGCCAACGACGGCAAGGTGTTCCCCGTGGGCACTGGCCCGCGGCCCCCGCTGCATATCGCCTGCCGTTCGCTCCGCGTTGCAGCGCTGGACGGCGAGGTCCTGGGGAACCGGCCGTACAAGAGCTCCACGACGAAGCAATTGCTGCGCGAGTACACCGACGAGAAGAAGCTCGACCGGGTCAGCAAGCGCGACGACCTGCCGCGGGGTACGAAAGGCGATTACGACGCGTGGGCTCGAAAGAAGATTCGCGCGCTCACCGGTACAGTACCGCGAAGCACCAGCTACCAGACTTGGCTCAAGGTGCAGACGCAGACGTTCCAGAACGACACCATGGGCGTCACGAAGGCGAAGCTGTTCCGGGATGGTGGACTGACGCTCGACAAGTTCGTTGCCGCTGACGGCACCGAGCTGACTCTGTCTCAGCTTGCGTCGAAGCATGCGCAGGCGTTTCGTGCCGCGGGGCTTGAGCCCAGCGGCTTCATCTAGTCGGGGAATGGTCCCCGGCTCAACCTAAGGCCGCATGGCGGTGAGGACTTGAACTATGGCACTGAAAGCTCAGATCGAAACCTTGGAGGACGTGGCCGAAGGGCTGCGCACCGAGTACAAGGAGACGACCGACCCGACGACGAAGAAGACGGTCTACGTCCTGGACATCGAAGGCCCGATCGACCCGCTGCCCGCAGTGCGGTCGCTGAAGGACGAGAACGCACGTCGGCGCATCGAGAACACCCGTCTGGGCGAGCAGGTCACGAAGTTCAAGGTCCTCGGCGACCGTGATCCGACCGAGATTCTCAGCCAGCTGGACCGCATCGCGGAGCTCGAGGCTGCCGCCGAGGGCAAGCTGGACGACAACAAGATCAACAGCATCGTCGAGGGGCGCCTGAAGAGCAAGCTGGGCCCGCTGGAGCGCGAACGCGACCAGCTGAAGTCCCAGCTCGGCGAGAAGGACAAGGTGATCGAGGGCTTCACGCTGAAGGAGCGCACCCGCATGATCGGCGGTGCGCTCAACAAGGCAGCGCGGGACCTCAAGGTCGTGGACAGCGCGATGGACGACATCGAACTGTACGGCGACCGCATCTTCGAGGTGCAGGAGGACGGCAGTGTGGTCACCAAGGACGGCGTCGGTGTCACCCCCGGCCTGTCGCCCAAGGACTGGCTGTCCGACATGCAGGCGAAGCGCCCGCACTGGTGGGGCCCCAGCGCTGGTGGCGGTGCGGGTGGCGCCGGCGGTGGCCGCCAGAACGGCGGCGCGAACCCGTGGAAGGCCGAGTCCTGGAACATGACCGAGCAAGCGGCCATCGTCAAGGCGGACCGCGCCCGTGCTGACAAGCTGGCCGCTGCTGCCGGTACGAAGGTGGGCGGCCCGCGCCCGCGACTGGCGAAGGCGTGATGCCCTGCGCGGTGCAGGGACGACAATAATCGAACTTGCACCGCGCATCCCGGTCCTATAGTGCTGAGCTATGCGCTGAGCATGCGTTCAGCGCGACGAGCACATCGATGCGAGCCATGGGGCGAGCTTCGAGTCTAATCCACTTGAACCCCGTCACTCTCAACTAGGAGATTCTCACCATGGCTGCTGGCACCGTTGCCGTTGCGGACGTCATTGTCCCGGAGGTCTTTGCGCCCTACGTGCAAGTCCTCACCGAAGAAAAGTCCCGCCTGATCAATTCGGGCGCTGTTGCCCGAGACGCTGCGCTCGACGCCTTCCTGGCGGGCGGCGGTCTGACCATGCACGCCCCAAGCTGGCGTGACCTGGACAACGACGCCGACAACACCAGCGGCGACACCGAATCCGCGTCGAGCCCGAACAAGATCGGCTCGCAGGATGAGATCGTGGTCCGCCTGTCGCGGAACAACAGTTGGGCGACGGCCGACCTGGCCAGCGCGCTGGCTGGCAGCGACCCCGCCGATGCGATTGCCGGTCGCGTGAGCGCCTACTGGCAGCGGCGTCTGCAGGCGATGTTCGTCGCCACGATGACCGGTGTGTTCAACGACAACGAGGCGGCCCCGACCGGCACCGAGCACACGCAGAACGACCTGACCTACGACGTGTCGGGCGCGAGCTACGTGGACGGCGTGACGAACTTCAGCGCCGAAGCGTTCGTGGATGCCTGCCTGACCATGGGCGACTCCATGGACTCGCTGGGCATGGTGTTCGTCCACAGCGTGGTCTACGCCCGCATGCAGAAGAACAACATGATCGACATGGTGCCCGACAGCAACCAGCAGATCATGATCCCGACGTTCCTCGGGCGCGAGGTGATCGTGGACGACGGCATGCCCGCGGCGGCCGGTGTGTACGAGACCTGGCTGTTCGGCATGGGTGCGCTGCGCCTGGGCATGGGTTCGCCCAAGGTCCCGGCCGAGGTGGACCGCAGCCCGGCGGCGGGCAACGGCGGCGGCAGCGAGACGCTGTACAGCCGGACCGAATGGTGCCTGCACCCGGTCGGCCACAAGTACGCCGGCACCGCTGCCAAGGGTGGCCCGACGAACGCCAACACCAGCAACAACCTGGCGCACGCCGGGAGCTGGGCGCGGGTGTACGCCGAGCGCAAGCAGATCAAGATCGCTCGCCTGATCACCCGCGAGTCCTGATCCTCCAACGCTTGAGGGGGCTTCAACGCAGTTGCCTCCCTCAGGTCTAGCCCGGGGCCCGAAAGGTCCCGGGCCCTTTTTCAAGGAGAACGTCTCATGAAGGGTCTCATCAGGACGCTGGCACGCGGCAAGCCGCAAAACCAGGCGGTCCGCAAGCAACGCGTCAAGCTGACCGCCAAGGCGATCCAGGTCGACGGCGCCACCGGTGTGGGCTGGGGTACCGCAGTGATCGGCGATCTGCCCGAGGGGAACATCCTCATCCTGGGCGCCGCTGCCTATCTGCAGTTCACCAAGGCCGCGGCAGCGTCGGGCATCCAGGCCGCATTCGACGGCGACTACAGCATCGGCACCACGGCAACCGCCGACGCCACGCTGTCGGGCACCGATGTCAACATCATCGCCAGCTCGGCGCTGGGCGCAGCGACCGCCGGCGTCAGTCCGGTGGCGCGCGGCATCAGCGCGGCTCCGGGTGCGCCGCTGGACAACACCGACGGCTCGCTGGAGCTGAACCTCAACCTGCTCATCGACGACGCCAACATCAGCGCCGACGACCAGGATCTGACGGTCACCGGTGTGGTCGACATCGTGTACGTCGTCCTCCTGGACGACTAACCTGCAACCGCAACCGGAGCTCAGATGACCGCCAAGACCATCGCTGCCCTCCAGCAGCTCGACCCCAAGAACGACGCCCACTGGACATCCGATGGGCTTCCCCGCCTGGAAACCGTTCGCCTGTTCGCAGGCGACGCGTCTCTGACGCGCGAAGCGCTGGCGCAGGTCGCGCCAGGCTTCACCCGAGCGCGCCCCACGCTGCAAACGAGCGCAGGGGCGGCCGATTCGGGCCAGGGGGTGCAAGGTACCAGCGACCCGGCGATCGCGGCCCCTGCCGCCGCGCAGCCGGGCGCAATCGGGGAGGGCAGCGATGTCGCGGCGGTGCAGGGAGCAGGAACCGGGGACAAGCCCGACGACGAAGCCGAACCGGGCATCTCCCCGGCTCAAGCTGCCATCCAAGCCGCGCGAGCCCGGGTCGATGAAGCCAGCGCAGCAAAGGCGAAAGCGGATCAAGAGCATTCGCAAGCTGTTGCGACGCTCGACGCTGCGCTCGACGCTGCTGTCCGTGCAGGAGCTCAAGAGACTCTTGCAGACCAAGTCGGTTCCTATCACAAGCGCCAGCTGGAAGCACTCCAGCAACGAGCCAACCTCCGACAACAGCTCCGAACCGCCGGAGTCGACTTGAAGGAGCTGGCGCGCATGTCCAAGGCGTCGGCGCTGGACCAGGCGTTCGCACGCAAGAACTCCCGCGGCACCGCGCGTCCAACGCCGCGTAAGTGATGACCACAGCCGCGCAGCTCAAGCGGAAGCGCCAACGTCAGCGCATGGACGTCGCAGCGTTCAAGGCGCTGCTGGCGACACCCGCGACAGGCAGTGTGGTCATCCCCGCCAACGGCATGTTCGCCATCGTCACCCCAGCGCTTCACGCTGCTGGGGTGGCTGCAACCGTTGTCGGTCCGCGCAACCATTCGATCGGCGTGCCCGCAATGGCAGCCGGCCAGCACCGGTTGATCGGCAAGCTGGAAGAAGGC